TTGTTGGTTGCTGAGTCCTATGCAACGGATCCGCATTACGCCAGCAAACTGATGAGCATTATCAATCGGCAGGCATGAAAAAAGGGGCGCAAGCCCCTTCATCTCCACACTCGTAACGAGCGTCAAAAGTTTATCACCCTCGTTAGTAGCTGACGGTGCCGTCTGATTCGGGCAGCACCCAAGCAGCGTTGGCAACCAACGGCATGTTGGTGGCTTCGGTCCACATCTCGTTCAGGCGAGCCTGCTTCACCAGGTAGTCCTCGCTGGTGCCGCCTCGGTCTTGGTACATCGCCACCAGCTCGGTCCTCAAATGGTCAGCATTGGGGCCACGGTTGTAAATCGTCTTGGCCAGGTGCTGGCACTCAATTTCGAACTCTGCCCATTGGTAGAGTCGAGTGCTTTCAGGCGTGATGATCGGGAAACCGTCTTCGTCGCGTTCGAATGGGTAGTTAGACATGGGAGAAAAATGCGATGAGGATCAAGCCTTGTCGAAGGGCAGGATTGCGCAACGACAGCCGCCGTTGTACCGGAGTTCAACTTTGTTATGTGTGCTTGGGTCAAGCCCAAACGTGCAGCGGATGCGGTCGTTGTTTTGATCGCAACGCCATTCATCAACACGGACGGCGTACCAAGCTTTGAACCAGTTGTTGCCAGAGCCCCTAGGACCACCACTCCAGCAGGTGCTCATGGCCATGGTCAACGAGATTTTGTCGCTGTAGCTTGAGGTTTCGCAGAAAGCGTTCCGTCCGCTGACCTTCATGTATGGGATAGCCTCAACTCGTTGGGTTGCTACATTGCCGTCGCCTGATGAGCCGTAGTCCTCGTTGGGATTGGGCAGCATGCTCAACCTGAAGGTGGTGATTGTGACGAAGCCGTCAACCTTTGGCTCGACGGTGAATTCAAAACTCCTTTCTTCTCTGCCGCCGTCAGTACCAGCGCCAGTCCACTGCATTGTGTCACTGGCGTCGATCTTTCTAGCTTGGGGCCGGTAGTTCAACACCGCGTTGGTTGGGAATTGAACTTTCATCCTGTCGCCGTCAAAAGCGAGGCCGTCACCCAGGTAGGTTTCGAGTTTGTCGCTGACGACGTGCAGGCCTTTGGCGTAGTTGAGTTTGACGTTGGTGCCGTTGACTGATAAAGGCACCTCAGCACCTTGCAAACCTGATGAGCCACTGCTACCTGCATCCAGGTTGACGATGGTGTTTCCGGTTTGGTTGACCGTGAATGTGGCTTTCTGCGTGCCGCCTTGGTTGATGGTGATTGTGCCGTCACCGATGGTCGGCGTGCCAGTTAAGTCGCCGTAGCTGCCACTGAAGCTCTTGGGCAGAATCAGCTCAGTGTTGCCAGCTTGGTCAGCCGAGAATGTGCTGTTTGCTGTGCCGTCGTTATTCTTGATCGTCAATATGCCGTCATTCGCCGGAGCGGGGATGGTCGGCTGATTGGTCAAGTCGTTGTAGTCGCCGCTGAACCCTGCCGGAAGCGTGATGGTGTCATCACCAGCTTGGTTGGCGCTAAACGTTCCAAGGATTCCGCTGTTTGAATCGAGGATTGTTAGCTCGCCATCGTTTGGCGCAACGACCGTGTCGGGTAGCCCGTCGAGTTTGTCCTTGTCGTCGGGCGACATCAGGCCAGCATTGGTGTTGTCAACCAGCGGCAGGTTGGAGTCGTCGCCTGCGGTGTTGGTGACGATGCCGCCGGTTGGTGCAGGGGTGTAGCCCAGGTCAACATCAGCAGTGAGGCTGCTTGGGGATGCTGGTACCCAGGTACCACTCTGCAGAATCAGGATGTCGCCTTCGCTTGCGCCGGTGGTGGTGACGTCGCTTAGGTCATCGAGGGCAAGAACTACATCGCCCGTCTCACCGTTGACGCTGGTGACTGGTGCGACTTGCTCCCAGTCAGTGCCGTTCCAGACGAGCAAGACGTCGCCGTCCCACCACAGGTCGCCAATCTCATTGTCGATGATTGGTGGTGTTGGGCCGACGCCAATGCCGCCGCCAACAAGCTCAAAGATGTTGCCGTCAACATCCTTGCTGAACAGCGTGTGATCTTTGAGGTTTACGCAAAGCTCGGCAACGTCGATGTCGACGGGGTTCGGAACCTTCCCCGCAACATTCGTGTTTTTGATGCGAATTGTTTGATACGCCATGGTCGCTATACAGCAGGCTGTCGGCTATTCAGCCGATACGACCATTTTATTCAGTCAATACAAATAGTCGAGCATCAGCCGGTCTAGGCGCGTAAACCAAGGGAGATCGCCTGGCGCTCCGTAGCTCATGATTGTGTCTGAGCGGGTGTGGTCGTCGGGGTGATCGAGGCCAAGGGCATGACCGATCTCGTGAACAACGGTCGATTGAGACCACCAGCGACCTTCGGCGACCTCGATCTCTTGGTATTTGGTGCCGTCAGTGCGTTTTCTAAATCGGCAAATTCCAGCCCAACGATTGTTGATTAAGTCATCGTCAAATCTGCACACCACGTCAGCACCTTCTGGGTGGTTTACACGTTGGGTGTCAATCCCTAGCTCACGCTCAAGGCGTTTGAATGCTTTGTCGAACTCATCGTTTTTCTTGTCTGTTGTGTAGGTGATGACGCCGTCGTCATAAAGGTCCTCTCCCCAGCCGTCGTACCAAGGACCGAGAATTAGGTCATCGTCAATCTGTGTTTCGAGCCAATCGTCATAGCGCTTTTGGTCTGCAGCTCCCCAATGCTTGCCACGGAGAGCTTGTTTAACGCCAGAAGAATCTAGACCTTTTGGGATGTTGCGAGCCATTAGTCAATACTGCCGCCGTCGATGACGCTGGTGTTGCGCCAGACGCCTGCACCGCCGTCGTAACGAAGGATCTGGTCGCCTGACAGCGCCACAGCCGGGTTGGTGCTGAAGGGTGAAGCCGTGCCGCCGATAGTGACGTCGTCCAGGTCATCCAGCACCTTGGCTCCGCCGCCGATGCCGCCGCCAGCAGCAGCGACGTCAATGTGGACCCAGCCCTGTGCTGCACCAAGGCAAACAACCCAGTCGCCTGGGGTGTGCGTTACGCCCTGCAGCTGGTTCTGGGTCATGTTGCTGCCCCCGATCTGGCAGGCAAAATAGATGCCTGACAGCGCATCAGATGGGGGTGGGAATGGGCCAGAAATGATCGAGTCGCCTGTGCCGATTGCGGTCACGCTGGTGACGGTGTCGGTATCTGCGTCGTAGAGACCACCCCAGCGCAGGTTGTTGGCCTGCAGATTGCCGAAGCCGACTGGCAACCAGATATTCTGTGGGCCTGAGCCCCGAGCGTAGACTCGCAGCTGGGCGGTGCTCGGAGTGAACCAGAACTGGCCGAGGAAATCTCCTTCCCCGGGGTTGTCCTCCTGCATCAAGCAGGTGGCATAGTCGCAGATGTTGGGTGCTTCGACAGCGCACTCGCCCAAAGCACCGATGGGGATCTCGCCGCTGGTGATGTTGTCGTAGCTCAGCTCAGGCAGATCGGTGGCTTCGAGCTGACCACCAACGACGACGTGCCCGTATTTATCAACGCCGACCTTGGTGTACGTGCCAGGAGCAGCCGGGCTGATGCTGTGGGTCAGCTTGCCGTCGCCGTCGATGTCGAGAGCAGTGTCGCCGTCTGCATCAACAGATGGGACAATGACTGCACCAAGGGTGGTGTTGGTGGCGATCGGCAGGTCGTCTGGGTCGAGATCTTCGCCCTGCGTGATCAAGCCGTGGATGTTGTAGGTGACCTTGGCCGACGTGGCAGGCGTGACCAGGTTGTCAATAAAGATCTCGCCCGTGCCAGTGACGCCTAGACCGCTGTCAACGGGCACCATCACCGCGCCGATTGTGGTCTCGGTGGCGATGGGCAGGTCAGCAGGCGGGATGGGGTCTGAGACTCCAGTGATCAGGCCCTGCGCGTTGTATGAGATGCCAGCTTGTGTGCCAGGCACAATGGCGTTCTCGATGCCGACCCTGTCAGCAACGATGTTCAGGCCACGATCGAAAGAGTTGGGGTCGAGCTTGGCCCCAGTGACCGCTTCGTCTTGGATCTTCTCTGTAGTGACCGAATCGATGGCCAGCTGGTCGGCTCCAACCGCTCCATCTACTATTTGTTCGGTGTCTACCGCGTCAGCAGCGATCTTATCGAGGGTGACAGCATCATCCTGGATGGCGTCAGTGTAAACAGCATCAACGGCTAATTCGTCCGCAGTAATCGCGTCAGCGTCGATGTTGTCGGACGTGATGGTGTCAAGGGCGATGTGGCCTGTCAGGCCGCCAGTGACTGAGTTTTGTTCTAGTTTGTTTCCAGATACCGTTCCATCGGTCAGCTTGTCGCCTGAGATGCTGTTATCAGGCATGAGGCGGATACCCGCCTGGACCAGATCAGGGACCGTGACTTTGCGGGTTTCGTTGGCTGACCTATCAGCAACCGCCAGCTCATCGACCGCAACAATCTGCGGTTCGAATAGCTGATCTAATTCAGATATTTTTTTATCAGCCATCAGCGCGAGCGCAATATGTACCTATTTGATTTTAGTCGGGGTTGGTCAGCTCGATGCGTCCGCCGCTCTCGGTCAGGATATAATCCTCTGATTGCTCCTGCTGCAGGAACGAAGGCAGATAGCCCTCTTTCAGCGTGATAGGCCCGCTTGTCACAAACTCAATGGTGGCCTTCACTATCTCACTTGGAGTGGCGGTGACAGCGACATTGGTGACGATGCAAGTCTTGCTCTCGTACCAGACGGACCGGGTCTCTTTGGAGTCGTTGGCGTAGACGTAGAACCAGCCATGAAATGCCGCGCCGTGGACCAGCCGGATGCAGAGCTTGGCCAGATAGCTGGAGAATTCCACCCGATCCAGGTCGTAGCTGTCCTCATTGCAGTCGCTGCCGGGCAGCGCCCAGAAGCAGTCGATGGTGCCCTGGCCTTGAATCAGACCTGACTCATATTGCTTGCGGTAGTGCGCTCCAAGATGGGTGGTGTCTATCGTCTCTCGGCTGGTCGTAATTTGGTATCCCGTGACCTCTGCCAGGCATCGCTCCTGCTCTGAGTCGACGACCCGGATTGCCACCTCCTGATCAGCGGCTGGCTTGATGAGCGGGATGGCATTGTCCGGACTGCCGACAATCGCCTGACTGAACTCGTTGTAGAGACGGATGCCGCCAGCCTCATCGATGTGGGCAAAGCGGGTGAATGAGCTATCAGCGCTTGGGTCGTCAATCCAGGTCAGGTCATTGCCGCTGGTTGTCGTGATCTCAAGCTGATCGCCCGTGATGAACTGCTCGTGGGCAAAATCGACTGAGAAGCGGTTGACGTTGTCTCGTACGTCAGCGGCATTGACGACCGTGATGTAGGCCGTGTCGCTTCCTTTGCGGCTTAGGAGAATCCGGCCCCTTTCACCAAGAAAAACTGTCATTACTGGCGGTTGATCGCGACTTGGCCAGTGGCTTCAAATGCTATGTCTACTGCGACCAGCTCTCCAACATTGCTACCCCAGCTGGCGCTGGTGATGTTTGCGTGCAGGTCGATATAGTCCTTCTCTTTGGAGGGCTGGGTTTTGTCGTCGATATAGAAGCGCAGGTAACAGGTGATCGACTCGTCAGCGATCGGGTTTGGCGGCAGTTCGCCATCTTGCTGGTTCTTGGTCTCAGCCCGCATAATTGCGCTGATGAACCAACTGGCTGCGTTGTTCTTGGGTGTGGCGTTGTCGCCCACCGTTGTGTCTGTGTAGTAGAAGAGCCGGAACGTTCCAGTGGTGGTCCTCAACCCATAGACGGACGACTTGTCATAGACACCTAGGGTCGTCGTATCGAGCAGCTGGGAGCTGACGTTCAGAGTCCAGTTGGTGATGCGATGATCGAGTGTCTTCCAGCCTGTGCCTGCCTCGCTATTGGCCTTGCCATCAACGACGCCCGATTTACCAAACTTAATCCCGCCCGAGCTTCCCGAGTAAAACATCGACCTTTCTTAGCTTTAACACATTCTAAGTATTGGTCGCGCCCTCAAGATAGCCACGCAGCTCGACGCTCACGGTGGAGCGACCAGGGAATGTGTTGGTGATCGTTGGTGGCTGAGCGTATCTATAACGCAGCAGGTCCTGGCGCGGGTTGCCTGCAGGGTTCTGGGACATTTCATATTTCAGAGGGATGCTGCCGATGCCTTCCATCTGACCCTCAAGATCTACATAGTCCATCTCGCCTGTGGCTTCATCACGGCCGTTCATGACGGCTTCGTAGTTCTGGAAGATCGCGAATGCTTC